CGATAAGAAAAATTTTGATCGATAAGAAAAATTTTGATCGATAAGAAAAATTTTGATCGATAAGAAAAATTTTGATCGATAAGAAAAATTTTGATCGATAAGAAAAATTTTGATCGATAAGAAAAATATATCTTTAGTGGAGACGCCAAAACCAATTTAAAATTGGAATTAGTAATAAAGTTAACCCCGCGCAAGCTAAAACAACTACGGCCATTATAAGGTATATGCTTAAAGGAAGTCGGTTTTTAGTAAAAACAAATATAAACACATCCCCAAAAAAGGTTACAACTTGGGCTATAGCTAATACAACCAATATTAATTTAAATCTTTCCATAAGTATATTTTTAGTGGCGTTTGAGGAATCGAACCTCCGACCCGTTTTCCAGCCCACGAAATACTCAATAAATTTCTTGCTGTAAACTATCAACGCCTTGATCCATCCCTATTAAAAGGGCTTAATATTCTATTTCATGGGGTATGTGGTTTTTCTTAGTCTTCCAATAAAGACGTTATTACTCTGCGATTTTCTAACTTTCTGTATTTTTAGCGCCGCTTTGTAATTTAAAGCTTCTACCGTATTAGTGTATTTAACGCCATTAATTATTACTTTATTAGTGTATGTCTTCATTTTTTTTAATTGCTTAGCATTTTGCTATACCTTTCTATCTTTGCCTTGACCGCTTCCATAAGCGCGTTTTGTGTACTCGCTTTACCGTCTAAGGCCTTAATTACGCTTTCGTCCTCAGTCCCTTTGGCTATTAGCCTATTAATCGTTACAATGCTCTTCTGCCCTTGGCGCGCTAATCTAGCGTTAAATTGTTGGTATAACTCTAACGACCAATTACAAGAATACCATAACGCTATGTGTCCTCCTTGCTGCAAATTTAGTCCGTGTCCTCCCGAAGCGGGGTGCATAAGCATCACTTCTATTTTACCGTTGTTCCAATCGATAATATCCTGCTCGGTTGTTATCTTAACTGGGTTGTACTTTTTAAGCTTTACAAGTAACCTCTCTAGCTCGTGTTTATAAGTATAAGCGATAAGTACGGGCTTACCGTTTGCGGCCTCGACAACCTCCTCGGCGGCTTCTAGTTTTTGGGTATGTATTTCGTGCCAGTTCTTATCTTCGTCATAGACAGCGCCTCCTGCAAACTGTAATAATTTATTAGATAGACCCGCAGCGTTCATTGCAGTAATTTCTTCGCTTGATATTAGCTCTAATACTTTATCGCGCTCAAAATCTTTATACTTTTTAAAAGTAAGAGAGGACAGTTCTATTATTATATCGTTGTAAACTGCTGGGGGCATATCTAAATAATCCTCAGCTTTCATTGATATGCAAATATCGCCTATTGCCTTATGTATTTCTTGATCGCCGTCAGCCTTTGGCACGTAGCTAAATACTATGTGTCCATTGGTTTTACCCTTATTAAAATAGCGCTCCCTAAAAAAAGATATTGTTTTGCCTAATCTCTCTCCGCGATCTAACAAATATACCTGGCTCCATAAATCAATTAGCCCATTTGGGGCGGGCGTTCCTGTTAGTATTACTACCCTATTAAAACTTGGCTGCAAAGTTTTAAGCGCCTTAAAACGTAGCGACTTCGGGTTTTTAAAAGAACTGCTCTCGTCAATAACAAGCATAACGTTAGATCCTAAAACCTTAATACCCCGATAGGTAGAAGCAAACCAAGCCATGTTATCACGGCTTAGTAGGTAAACGTCTGCTTTCTGCCTTACGGCCTCTTTGCGCTGCTTATCATTGCCTATTATTTTAGAAAGGCGTAAACCCTTCAAGTGATCCCATTTCTCAACCTCAGCGGACCATACCGACTCTACAACCCTCTTTGGGGCGATAACTAAAACCGCATCTATTTCTAATTCTTCGTATATTAATCGCCAAATAGCTGTCAAGGTACTAACGGTTTTACCAAGCCCCATATCCAAGAAAGCGCCCGAGTGAGTATTGTTTATAATGTGTTCAACGGTTCCTCTTTGATATTTATGTAAGTGGCTTTCGTTCATTACTTTACCCTATTTAACAGCATCCCTTTAAGCACAAGATTGTAAACTAATATATCGTTCATCTTTTCATTAACCGCTTCGGTTGTTGGCATAACTCCTAAAGCTATGTCCTGAATCATGTCGTTTACGCTTATTTCATGCTTTAACACAAACCCTTGCAATACTTGTTCGGGTGTTTGGCCTGTTCGCTTAGCCCCCTCGTTAAAATTGTGGAACACGTCTCCGTTTCTGCGGTATTCCTTTCCTTTAGTTATTAGCGTATCTTTAATTTGTTGTAAAGTAGACTCTACTATAGTGTCAAAATAATTAGGTATATGCGTTTCTACGATTTCTGTTGCGTCCATACTATACAAATCCCACCAAAATTCATGGCCTTCGGGAGTACTCTTCCAAGCAAAAGAATCTATACTGTCTCTATTTACTTTAAAACCCGAATGTTTTGGAAATGATTTTTGATTTTCTAAAGCTAAAGCTTTATTTGCTGGGTTTAAATCGGATATTTTCATAATGTAATTTTTGTTATAAAGTTATTAATTTTTTCGGTGCTGTCTATCATGGTAACGGTAAACCCGTATTTTTTAAGTTTAGAATGTACTAAACTCTGCGAGGGTCTTAGCCTTTTGCCTGTGGTTTTAAGCTCTACAAAATAAGCCCTACCATTTAGTAGTATTAATCTATCAGGCAAACCCGTATAAAAAATAGACAGTATTTTAATTGCAAGCCCGCCCGCTCTTTTAACTCTTAGGGTTAAGTTTTTTTCTAGTGTTTTTTCTGACTCTATCATTTGTAATTGATTTTAGACTCGACTGTAATAGTTCCGTACTTATTAAATTCTTCTATGCAATCTAATACCCAACACTCCCTTACTCTTGTAGCTTTTGCTATCTGATCGGCGTTCTTATCTAAAAGATAAAATTCTATAATTCTTATCTTTCTAACGTGGTTCTCGCGTGATTTTATACGCCTTCTTTTTAAAATTTCTTTTTTTTGATACCTAGTAAAGTATAAAATTTTACCTATTTTAGTTCCTATTATCCCGTAGCGGAGCGCCGTCTTTTGTATATTTCTATACGGGGTATCTGCCTCTTTACTAATATCTAATAAGCTATATAATTTATCGCCTAGAGTAATATTTTTGTTTTCCATAAAGCGCAAAGTTTTTTGTTGTTGCGTGATACTCCCATTCCTCGAGGGATTTCATCACATCATTAATTTCTCTAGTGTTGTAGCGAGTCATGTCTTCTTTGTTTTTTCCTAAGCATTCGCACCATACCTCAGCCATGCAAACAAAATCTCTTACTGTGCCTTTATCCTTTTTTACTAAGGCTAAAACGTCTTGGCGTTCGTAAATATCTAACGTGGCCCAATCTGTAGGCAGTTTAGTATTTAGGTACTCTTCAATTATTCCTTTTCGCTCGTCTGTCTCAGAATGTTTGCGCTGCTCTGCGTTCGCTATCGCTTCGGCTGCTGCGCTAAAAAAGAGAGGTTCTTTTGCTTTAAATAGCATCATAGCTTCGGCCCATATTTGATCTACCTCATCGTCTAGCTCTTTCCAAACGTCTTTTTTAACTCTAGTCTTGACAACTTCTATAGGTGCAAATCGTCTGTTGCCCGTTATGTCGTTTAAGAAGTCCTTTTTATTAGTAGTTCCAACAAAAATACATTGGCGTTTGTAAGTTTCCGAAGTATGCGCGTAGGCCATTCTAAAACTATCCTCTTGCTTACTAATAAAATGCTTAATGGTTTCTACCTCTGCTTTTCTAAGTCCTGCAAGTTCTGCCATTTCTATAATCCAAGCGCCTTGTATTTGCTCCAAAGCTTCTTTGCCTTGCACGGTCATAAAAGTATCAGAAAACCATTGCTTGCCAAGCTTCTTAAAAAAAGAACTCTTGTTTGTTCCCTGCTCGCCTACTAAGGTAAGAACTACATCATACTTGCAGCCAGGGTTAAATACGCGTGCTACTGCGGCAACTAAGGTCTTACGGATCGCTTCTCTTGTATAGATATTATCCTTAGCCCCAAAGTAATCAATGGTAAGTGTGTCAAGCCTTTCTACTGAGTCCCATTTAACGCTACGGAGATAATCTTTTATTGGGTGGTAGCTTTGTTTTTGGAACTCTAGCGCTAGGCTATCATCAATCTTTAGCGTTCCTGATATCCCGTAAATGCTTTCTATGTAATTTCTAATTCCTGAGTAGTCTACATCTTTAATTGGCTCTTCGTTTGTAATTTTGCGCCAAGGCAAAGACTTAAATATGTAACGCTTACAGTCAAAATCGTTCCTCTTAAAAGTATTTTTAAGACGTAAATCGTTTGCCAGTATCGTATTTATATTAGAGGAAGTAGACAAATACTTTCCTTTACTGTCAACGGTTAATTCAAGCATCCACTCGTTACTTTCGTTGTCGCCTTCTACGTTTTCAATTTCGCCAAAATCCTCTGAAAAATCATAACGAGCATTTTCTAAAGTCTCGTTGGCTAAAGTTTGCTTAACTTTTTTGTCCGATCTTGCAAAGTCTTCCATAGCCGCATACGACTTAGCTTTCTGCGTTCCGTTAGGATTATCTCCGTCTAAATGTCCGAACAAATGTATGCGAACCAAGTCAAAAGAATTACTGCTCTTGCCTCCGCACGGATCCGTACCGTGGTGGGAATATGCGTGCGTGTCGTCGTAAACCATAAGCCCCGCAGCGGTACTTCCCTTAGTGTATGTGTAGCGTTTGTCGTCGTCTGTGGCTACATACTGCTCACTTAAAAACTCTTCTATAGCCTCAGGAATGTTAAATGCTCGACAAAATGCACCTACAATACCTCTTTTTAGTGTAGGCTCCTCTAGCTTCTTAGCCTGCTCGCCTATCTCCCTAATCTTACGATCTGCGGTAGGCCATAAGCTAGTATCTTTCCAATCGATATACATACCAAGAACCTCGTCTACATCTATAAACTCTCCCTTTTGCTCTTTGAAATAGTAATTAACGTCTTTAGGATTAGAGGGCCAAAACATCAAACGGTTAGTTTCGAAAGTGGTATTATCAAACAGCTCTATGCCTAATAATCCTGCAATTTTACGAGAAACAGCCACATATTCGTCAGGTGTCGCTTCTCGCGATAAGGGCAATACTAATCGGTAACGTGGCGTAAGGTCGGAGTGTTTGTGGGTTCCGTGTATAATAGCTGCACAATCAAATTGAAAAGTAAAGTCCTCCCAAAAATCTAAATGCGCAAAATCTATATCCAAGGTTGCCACTTGTCTGTGCATTACGTTCTCAGGGTTGCGCTTTCCACCTCTTAGGTAGCCTCCTACATACCCTCCTACGTCCTTAATCTTGCTTTGCTCCTCCTTTGTAGAAGCCATAAACTCCTTATAGGTCTCGTTTGTTTTATGCTCCTGCGATAGCTTAGCTGCAAAATCAGACCAAAGCATCGACTTATTATTCCACTTGCGCGACTTAGCGCTCATTCCTGTAGCTATGTTTATAGTTTGATCTTCCATTTAAGAATTGTCTTTTATAAATTGATCGGCTTCCAGTTTGGAAAACCCTGTAAAAACTAAAGTACTTGCGTACTCAATCTCTTCTATCTTGGCTAATTGCGAAGAAGTTACTATTGGAAACTTAAGAGCTTTTCTTTTATTTAGCTGCTTAGCTAAAGCTTTTAAAGTTTCGTGTTGCTCTTTTTCTACACGGTAGCTAAACATTTTTTTAGTGCTTTTCATTATTTGCTGGATTAATTGATACGGCCAAAATTAGCCAAATTATAAGAAGAATAACTCCTAGGATAACAAAAGCCGTTTTAGCTGCCGTGTTTCCACATAAATAGGCAAAGCATAAGCAGCATATAAGATTAATAGTAGTAATAAAAAATAGTAGGTGTCTCATAGTATTTAGTTTTTTATTGGTTTATAACTAAGATCAAAAGTACAACAAAAGGAAGTGTGTCGTATTACGTTTTTACTACTTTAACATTTATTTAACACTTAGTCTTTTTTATAATATGGCGTAATGTAACCCTCTGCTGGAAAGGGTACGCCAGCATACCGAGGATCTGTCAGCCCCATAGTTGCGCAAATGTTGTTTAAGTGCAAATCTGCGTCCTCTAATACTACCTCAACTACCGCTTCATCATGTACGTGCATAACAATTTCGTAGCCTTGATTGTCTAGCCTAATCATAGCTTCTGCCAGTAGGTCTCTAGCTATGGCCTGTACTATGTTTTCGGTCAGTTTGCCTCCATAGGTATCTACCCAACCCCATTGTTTTGTAGTTTGATCCATTCCTTTGTATCTTATACTTTCGTTGCCCCATTGGTTAATCGTAAACCCTGGGGATTGGTAAAATAGTTTTCGGCACGACGGAAGCTTAATTGTCATTACTTCGTCGTTAGAATTAAACTCAATAGCTTTGTGGATTGATACGACTTTCTTTTTTGTTTTAATTGCTCGAATAGCGCAACTTTCGTAATCGCTCCATAGTCCGACTATTGCAGGATTAGCTCTTCGCCACTTCTTTACTATGCTAGCCATTTCTGTTTCTGATAGCCCCATTTTTTCGCCTCCCATAGTCTTTAACGCGCCAACCGATCCTTGATAGCCCAAAGCCAGCTCAGCTACTTTCCCTTTTGCTCGATAGTCTGACCCTTTAGTAACAAGTTCTATAGGCACATTAAACATTTTGGAAGCGGAGGCTTCGTATATTTTACCGTGGCTATTAAATACTTTTACTCTCCAAGACTCTTCGCTTAGCCAGGCAATTACTCTAGCTTCAATAGCGCTAAAATCCGCAACTGCAAAGGTGTGTCCTGGCTTAGCTATAAAAGTTGTTCTAATTAACTGAGACAAGACGCTAGGTATGTCGTCGTGTACCATAGTAACCGCTTCGTAGTCGCCGTTAGCTATTAGATTTCTATCTGCGTCTAAGTCCGCTAAATGGTTTTGAGGTAAATTCTGCATTTGTACAAGTCTTCCAGCCCAGCGCCCCGTACGGTTTGCCCCATAAAACTGAAACAATCCGTGCGCTCTGTTGTCTTCGCAAGCACAGTTTAGCATAGCGGAGTATTTTTTAGTTGAGGTTTTAGACCCCATTTGTCTAAGTTGTAAAACCCTTTCCACAGCACCTTTAGTTTTTCCTTCGAGCATTTCTGCGATATTGCCTTTAGCTACAGAAGTAACATCGGCTCCTATTTTACTAGAAAGCCACTTCTTTAATTGTAATGGGCTGTTAGGGTTCTCTAATCCTGTTAGGTTTTTAAGGTTAGCTAGCAAATCGGTTTTAAAAAGGTTATCGATATCTCTAGCATTAGCGGCCATTTGTAGATCGATTAATATCCCGCGGTCGTTTATTTGTTGATCCAAAATGTAGATATGTCTTTCGCTTTTAGGTATTTCGTAAGCCTCTAACCGTTTGCCTACTGCTCGCTCAGCTATTACGTCCATTATACAATAAGCCTTATAAATACTCCACTTATCGGGATCATGGTGCGGGAAATTGCGTAAGCGGTTACCGTTTGCTTTTGTGGGTTTTACGGGGCAGGAAAAGAACTTAATTAGCGCTTTACCCTCTGCCATTTTTGCGGTACTGGCATCAAAGTTAAGGGCTTTACTTACGGCAGCTAATCCAAGAGGAAGTCCGCAGTAAGCAGCTTTTACAGCCGAGCAATGCCATTGGCTAATTGGTACGTTAATTCCGTAAGCTTTAAAGCAAATTCTTTCAAAGTTTGCGTTGTGGGCGTGCTTTTCTATATTAGGGTTAAGCAAAGCTTCTCTTAGGGCATCAGGAAAAGGCTCTAGTCTAGCAAGATCTACTATCTTAATCTTTTCTTGGTCTAACGCATAAGCAATCATAAGAATTTCAAAATCTATTGACTCCGCATATTTGTAATTTCCGCAAGTGGTAATATCAACACTAGAATAAGTCTCAATATCTATGTGTAATCTTTTCATAATTTATTGCTATTAAAAAAGCCCGCTTGGTTACGGGCTTTTCTATTTGGCGGTTAAAAAGGTTTCGCTCCTTTTTTGCGTTAGCAAGTTGCTCTAGCAACTTAACCGCTTTATTTTCTTTACGTCGAAAAATTGACGGGTCTAAGATTAACTTTTTTAAACCAAAAAATTTGTTTTTGTAAAGCCCCCTTATCGCAAGTCTTTACTTATTTGCGCTGCCTACTTTTTTAACGTAGCCGCTAGTATGCTACGACCTACTACGAGTATTCTACATCATGTCGTCGTCAAAATCGTCAGCGTCAAAACGTCCACCGCCTAATCGTTCTCCTTCTTTAGTCTTCATTACCGCATTAAGCCCTACAGCAATACCTTTTTTTGGTTTAGTGTAGCCGTAAAAGTTAATTCCAGCTTTACCTAAGCATCCTGAATAAAATTCCTCTTTGTCAAGTATTTCATTTTTGTCTGAGTTTAACACTACGGGGCGTTGAATACTTTTGGCTGAAAGATAAAACGATCCCTCATAAGCGTCGTCGCCTTTATCATCTCCGTCATGTAAAACGTCAGCAAGCTTAATCTTGCTCCAATCCCCTCCATGCTTTGCTTTTGCTTCTGCTAAGCCTTGATTAAATGCGCTTGTAACTTTAGCGATAGTAGCTTTATCATTTTTTGATATGATAATAGAAGCGCTATACTTTTTAGTTTGGCCCTCCTCCATTGCTGTTGGCTCGAATACGTGAGCATAACAAAACTTTACTTCTCCAATAACTGCTTTTGAACTTTCCATTTTTTCATGTTTTTTTATTATTAATATTTCTGTAAATGTAATTATTAATTTTTAATATTTGCAAATTAATTTTAATATTTTTAAAAATAATTTTAATCAATATTGTCAAATAGCGCTTTAGCGTCGTCTAATCGATTAATTGCTGGGCGTTTATCGCTTTCAGGAACTAGAATAGGCGAAGTCTTTTTAAAGGCAACGTGGCCGCCTACTATATCAGAAAAGTTCTTTTTACCTACTAATTTTTCTATATCCCCTATTCCTTTAAGCTTACTGGTTTTAAACTCGTCCTCTTTGTAGTTGTAAAAGAAAAGAGTTTCTATAACTTTTTCCTCATCTATCCACCCTCTTCGGTTTTGTCCGTCAACAATTTTAAAGCCCTCCCACTTTTTACCATTCACGGCTTCGTCATAAACATATTTTGATACGGAGTCAAGCCATTTACTTACTTGGGGAATATTTGTAAATATGCGTAACAACTCTTCATCGTCTAATAGTTTAGGCTCCGTAAATAATTCTTTTGCAGTCTTTACAGCTAATTTGCTTTGCGCTTTACACTTTGGGGAAGCTCTGCAAAATTTGCACCAATCTCCTGTAACTTGTTCTCCGTCTCCCGCATAGGCAATTAGCGCTTTAGGTTTTACTACGTCTTCTCCCCACTTACGCAAGTCGTTTGCTAAAATATCCCAGGAACTTATAGAGTCTAATCTTGGTTGCGTTATTGTCAGTTTTACGGTATGTATATTATACATCATATCGTAAGCTTCAAGAGCGCCTGATCCGTACAGCATAAGCTGCGTATTGTCTTGTGCGTCTACTCTAACACCCATTCCGTATTTAAGATCAATAACCTCAGCGGTTCCGTCAGCAATAATAATAACATCGCAAGAACCAAAACCCTCTTCAATTAAGTGCGTGAGATTTACGCGCTCTTCTATTAAAAGTACAGCATCGGGCGTTTTACGCTTAGCCTCTTCAAACTGCTCTGAAACATAATCTATGTGTATTTGCACATAGTCTACCATGCTTTGCGAAAAATACTTATTTTCTTCTATGGGCTGACTCCTATCTAGGTACTCCTTAATAGAAAATCCTCCCCACTTAAATCTAAGTATCAATTCTGCTAATTCGTGAGCAACCGTGCCTTCTTCTGCAAAACTACTACTCTCATTTGAAAAATTTTCTTGCAGTCTCGCGCTAGGCGTGCAATTAAGCCATTGCTTAGAAGAGGAAGCGGACAATAAGGCGTGCGCTCTTTCGCTGTGATCTACTTCTTTTATTTTAGTTTTTTGCATCTTGCGTAAGTATCTTAAAAAAATTAATCCAGATAGTTGGTAGTCGGGGTCCATACCGTGTGCATTTCTGCCATATAAAGAGAGTTGCTCGCTTAAACCTTCGTAAGTACTTTCTTTGTACTGCGGCAGTTTATTATTAAAAGTATTTATGCAAGCAACTACTCTTTGTTTTACCTCCTTAGTCATTAATCTAAGGTTTCCATAAATTCAAAAAACATATTGTAATCTTTTGTATCCATAAGAGTTACCGACGTAGTTCCCATTTCTGCCAGCTTAGTTCTTAGCGCGGGCATATTGTTTTCTCTTTTTTCGGCTAATAAAGCGCGAACCTCAATAAGTGTCTTTAGTCTGCCAAGAATTTCGGGCTCCTCTACTTTAATATCGTTAACCTTTATAGTCTCAATCTTATCTTTTACAGTAGCCTCGTAAGCATCTACTGCTGAGTTTTCTTTTTCGGGATTGTTAAATTCTGCTTTCTTGGCTCTTTTTTTAGGTTCGGCTTTTTGCTCTTTAACAACTTCTGCTACAAAAATTTCTTTTTCCAAAACTGTTTTTGGTTCTAACTTAACGGTTTTTTTGCTAGGTTTTCCTATGGCGCTTAAGAATACTGAAAGTGCAGCAATTTGTTCTGTGTCTGCGGGGTTTAAAAACGCCTTAATTTTAACTAATTTACTCATAATTTTGATTTTTGTGATTAATATTTATTTAATTGGTAGTGTTTAATAATTATATCGCTAATTTCTGAAAGATAAACCGATAGAGGGACGTTTACAGTTTTTACTCTTATCGACGCAACATTTTTATTCGAATTTGGTAAAAACAAATCGGTTGTGGCACTGTCTGTGTCTAAAAAGCACCATACTTCGCCTGATGTAAACTTTAATATATCTCTATTAGAAGGTTTATAAATACTTTGTATTTTCCACTTTTTATTTGAGTATAAAAACCCTATTGGCAGTCCAGTAATTTTAGAGAAAGCAACAACCTGGCTTGATGTTAAATCTCCCTTACCGTTTAAAATACGCTGCAAAGCCAACATTGGAAAACCAACCTCGGGAAAAAGCTCAGCTGCTACTTGCCTAATATCAAGCCTTTGCGCTTCGATTATTTTTTTAATTTCAATTATGCTCATATCGTTTATTTTTGACAAAGATATAAATACTTTTTAATTATCAAAACAAATATTCAATAAATTTAAAAATATTTTCTTTGTTTATCTTTAAGTACTTGTAAACCAAACAATTAAGTATAAAATAAACAAAGAAACAAAAATAACCTCAAAACTCTTATAATAGCTAATATTACTTATTTACTATTACTATTTATATATTATTATTTATTAACTTATAAGTTATTAAATAATATTAGATACTTTGTTTATTTAGCTATTAGAGCCCAATTAATAGCGATTAGACGAAGCAACAAAGATTGTTTACTTTTGTTTGCCTTGTTGCTTTTTATTTATAAAAAAGCCCTTTATTAAGATAAAGGGCTAAAATATTATTTTATTAGGTTCTTAGGTTTTATATAAAAAGTTACCAAAAAATAAATTAAAGCTAGAATACCTAGCCAAAAAATCCATATTTTAGAGCCCTCTTCCTTTTCTGTTTTTTTACTTTTTTTCTTTTTTTTAATAATCCCCTTGTACTTTACTTCTGCCAGGCTATCCCTTTTAGTCTCTGATCGATTATCTTCTTTTATCGAAGTGTCAGTAAGCTTTCCGTTTATTAGCTCTTTACCATTAACGTATGCGGGTTTAGTATTATCGATTGGCTCGTAAACAAACGTGCGAGTAACTTTTCCCGAAGCAACTATCTCGGTTGATGTTACGCGCACGTTTGAGGTAAAGTCTTTTTTTTCTATTTCAGAAACCTTTTCAATTTCTACTTTTCTAGTACCGCATCCAATTAGAATGACCACCAAAAAGAAACCAACTAATTTTTTCATATAATTTTTTCATAATATTTTTTTATAGGCTTTATAAATAGCCATATACTTTAATTCTGAGGCTTTTATTTGCGGGCTTGGCACGTTACTAAAGTATTGCTTCATTTCGCTAATCCTACGAGTTATTAGCTCTTTATCCTTAGTCCACAGCATAATGGCGTCCGCTATTTTCGGATCGTTTGGGTTTTTGTTAATTAGCTTTAAAAAAGTAGAGCTAGAAAAACCTGTGTCGCCAATGTTGTAAGCTATTGACACGCAAGCGTTAAACTGATCTTGATTAACGGTTGAGGTTATTTTGCTATTTACTTTTTTTGCAAAATTATCGGTTGTCAACTGACTAAGTTTATTAGCCTCTCTTGGAGAAAGTGGATTATCTTTCATTGTAACTTTCCTATTATCTAAATAGTAAGTATTACCCATTGCTATTGTAGCTATTCCTTTAGTATCTAAATAAGGCTTTAATCTTAATCCTTCTCTTAAATGTAAAGCTGTCAACCCCTTGTCATTTACTCTCATATCTTTTTTTTTAAACCGTCACAAATACTTTGTAGGTCTTTATATTTTTTTTCTAAATCTCTAAACTTTTTTTCCCAAGCTTCTGAACTTTCAAGCAAAGTTAAATTTATTGACTCTAACTTTTCTAGTCGATTAAGTAACTTTTTATATTGCAAATCCTGATCTTTAATCCAAGAGTTATAGTTTTCACGCATTGCCGTTGAAGCGTCAGACTGCTCTTTTTTTTCTGCAATATTACTTGTTCTTCGCCCAGATATAAATAAAATTATTCCTGTAAATATAGCCCCAATTATTTGAATAGTATCCTGCATTTTTTAAAGATATAAAAAATGGGGATAACTAATCCCCATTTAAGAGTTTATTTTTTTGTTCCTGTGACTCCTGCATCTTTAGACACTATAAGTCCAAGCGATACCGCTATTGTAGTAATTGCAGTTGCTACTTCTGACGTGATGTAGCCCAATTCTACGGCTACTAATAAGATTGCTACGGCTATTCCCGCAACTGTTGTTTTCCAATTTTTCATTATGTCTATATTTAATTAATTATTATTTTTTATTCGAAGTATATAACTCTTATTTCTATCGTTGTGTTTTGTAAAAATCCATCTATAAGTGAACCCGAAGTATCGGAAGTTGATACCACTATGGTATTTGCGTTACCTCTAACAATTCTGTAAAATCCGTTAAAGCTAGGCGTTATAAATAAATTTGTTAAGTCTGCGGTAAATTCGTTAGCTAGTGTGCCTAGATACTGACCTGTGCTTAACCTACTCCAATTTATCAGTCCTGATAAACTATTTTGTTGTAAAGTTGCTACGGGAGCGTTTTCATTATTTTGAGTCAAAGTGGCTGTGTAAACTCTATAATTTTCTGCGGTAGAATTCGCAATTACAAAAGCGGTTGTAGCTATTTGAGTGTTATTAGTGCCTGCTGCTGCTGTAGGGGCTGTAGGTATTCCTTCTAATACAGGACTTGCTAAATTTGCTTTCAAAACTAATCCCCCATTAGTTGCATCAACTGTTGGGAATTTTATTCCAGTGCCATCAACTGCTAAACTATTTTGTTTGTTAGATAAATTTTCTTTTAAATCTAATTGCGCCTTAGTAACTAAATGATTAGCGGATGTTCCGTTGCTTGCTGAAACTGATCCACTAAATTTTCCATTACCTACTACGTCTAATTGTTCTTGCGGATCGGGGGAGTTTAGTCCTAAGAAACCATTAGCTCTTCTTATTAGTAATGCACGACCTAAAAAATCCCCAGAATCAGCATATCTAAAAAGGCTAAAACTAGAACCAGAATTAGATCCGCTTTCTGATCCTTCGAGGGCGGTGATAAATCTTCTAACTCCCCCAAAAGCTAAAAATTGTGAAGAACTTGTAATGCTACCACTAAACTTACCATTACCTACTACGTCAAGTTTTTCTTTTGGGTCTGTTTGGTTTATTCCTACGAAGCCATTTGCAAGTTCAGTAATTCCAGCAGGAGCCACCGCACCACTACTTGTGAATTTAACTATTTGATTTGTTGTTCCTGAGCCTGATATTTTAGTGTCTAATTGACTTTTAGTCACTAAATGATTTGATGCTGTAGCGGGTTCTGCTGAAACTGTACCTCGTAAAATTGTTTTTGTAATATCTGTATTCCCTAAAACAACGCTGTTACTCCCAAATCCAATTGAATTGTAACCTATTACTATTTGATTTGTTTGATTATTACCGCTAGCCGTTGATCCCGAACCTATATAAATAGATCCTTGAGATTGAGTGTTACTTGTATTTCCTGAAAATGTATTTTTGCCCGCGTTATAACCTATCGCAACTTCATCTCCTCCGCTAGTTTTATTTGAAGCTGCAAATAGCCCAAAAGAAGTGTTAGTAGAAATATCTGCAGATCCATTGTTCCAAATAGATTTTGTAGTATCTTCAAATTTTAAATAAGAAATTAAAGGGTTTTTACCATCTAAAGCAGTTTGAGTTGCTGTAGAAATTGGTTTGTTTAAATCGCTTGTGTTCTCAACATTTGCAAGTCCTACTTGAGTTTTAGTTACCTGTCCTAAAGTAGCTAAGTGAGTTGATGCTGTTGCTGGTGATGCTTGTACTGTACCACTAAACTTACCATTACCTACAACGTCAATTTTCTCTATCGGAATAGGTTGGTTTATGCCAAAATTTCCATTTGCTAAAAATTTATATTGTTGCCCTTCCGTTTTCCCAAAAACAGTAATATGAGCATATGATAATAATGGACTTACGGTATTGTAAACATAGCCATATTGAGCGCTATTATTTACTAAATTATCTTGATAGCCAATTAACAAAGAAGAAAGAATTTCATCTCCTCTTAACAATCCACCTTTAAAAAAAGAACTTGAAGATCCGTTTCCAGCATCGACTGTAAATTTTCTAGTCGGGTCTGTAGTTGCAATACCTACATTTCCATTATCAAATATAGAACTAGGGCCTACCGCACCACTACCTGTGAATTTAGCTAGTTGATTTGTTGTTCCTGAGCCTGATATTTTAGTGTTTAAAGCAGTTTGAGTAGATGTAGAAATAGGCTTGTTTGCATCGCTTGTGTTGTCAGCATTTGATAAACCTACCATTTGTTTAGTTATTCCGCTAACTGTTCCAGTAAATGTAGGACTTGCAATATTAGCCTTTCCGCTTAAATCTTGATCTCCTGTGTTTGTGCCAGTTGCTGAGCCACTACCCGTTGCATACGTCACATTACTTGCGCTAGTAACTAAACCTTTACCATTCACCGCAACATTATTAAAAGTTCCTACATTAGCATTCACAGTTGCTAATGTTAAAGCAGCACTTCCTGTTACATCACCTGTATGAGTTGCGTTTGTTATTTTTGCAGTATTAGCCAAAACTGCTGTATTATTTGTAATTGAGCTTTGAATGTCTGAAATAGTTGAGGCTGTTTGCGTTCCTGTATGCGTGGTTCTATCTCTTAATTGAGCATCGGTACTGTTTGCAGTAAATCCACTTGGATTAGTGGCGTTGTAAGGAGTAAATCCAAGATTGTTCTGTTTGCCATCTAAAGCAGTTTGAGTAGCTGTAGAAATAGGCTTATTTAAATCGCTTGTGTTGTCAGCATTTGCAAGCCCCACCGCTGCTTTATTTAATTCTTGAAACGTTTTATCCCCTCTAAAATATTGTGAAGTTGTGCCTGCTGTGATCGTGTTTTCTTTTGATGTAGCAAGCCCGCTATATTGTGTATTGGTGGCATTGTCGCCTGTGTTTGTTCCAGTTGCAGTTCCTCCCCCACTTGCATACGTCACATTACTTGCGCCTGTTACTAAACCTTTTCCGTTTACAGTTACATTATTAAAAGTACCTATATTTGAATTTACAGTTGCTAAAGTTAAAGCAGTTGAGCCTGCTACATCGCCTGTATGAGTTGCGTTTGAAACTTTAGCCGTGTTTGCTAAAACAGCCGTGTTATTAGTAATTGAGCTTTGAATGTCTGAAATAGTTGAGGCTGTTTGCGTTCCTGTATGCGTGGTTCTATCTCTTAATTGAGCATCGGTACTGTTTGCTGTTGCGCCATTAGCCACCCCATTTATTTTAGTCTTATCACTTGCATTAAGCAAACCCGCTTCTGTTGTTGTAGCCTGAGGAACTATGGGACCGCTACCCGTAGAACTAAGCAATTGAAAAGTATTCTCATTTTTATTGCCGATACTAATATTAGTACTAAGCGTACTTTTTAATACAAATTTTAATTCTTTTGTAACTGAATCTTGAACAATGACCCTAGTAGCGTTGTTACCCTTAACCGTTTCCGTAATGGCTATTTTCTCAAACTCTGCCTGGCCCAGCATAATGCTAGGAAGTAATAATAGTAAATAAATTAATTTTTTCATTTTTGTTTTTGTTAGATTATGATTGAGCCCCCACTACGTCTATTTTTCTTCCCGTAGCTAGTATTGCGCCTGTTATGGATAGCGTTGTAGCTGTTTGGCTCCACTCGCCCCTTGTTTTAATCTTTGGGCCTCTGTCAAGATAAAGTACTTGTACTATTGCGCCTTCGGGCAAAGTAAAATCGTTTGTAACTCCGTCGCTAACAAAAGACTCTTCGTAAATTCCCGAAAACGCTCCTATGTTTGGGGGCTTATTTTGTATAAAAGAAGCTGCGGCGGGATTGGCTTCTGCCCAATTAGCTTGTATGTTCTTTTGAGCTTCTGCTTCTATCCCGTCTAATTTATCTCTATCTTCTTGGCTAAATATTGAGATTGCCTGACTATCTAAACCTAGTTGCTCTTCATTAACAATAACTACTTGCCCTCCTCGACCTTGATAAGTAAAAGTGTCCAGTAAGGCGTCAAAGCGTGTTGCTGTTGCTAAACCCCCTCCGCCAAGCCCCGTAAAAAACCCAGCCGATATTAATTTATTCCAAAGATCATTTACTGACGTGGGTACTTCCGTAACATTAGTAACTATCGATATCTCTGAAAAAAGTATATTTTGTTTTAATATTAAATTTGCCCCGCTTGCGGTTTTAAAATTACAAAAGTTTCCAATTGTAGTTAATCTGTTTTGCTCGGATATAATAGCAACTTCCCCGTCTAAAATTAGACTAAAATAATTGCCACTTTGTTTCGTTATTACTAAACTCATAGTTTCATTATATAAAGAGTTACAATATAGGGCTGCATATTTCGATCGGTTCCCGATACCCCCTGCGTATTTGTTTGCTCGTCAGCTAAAGTGGAAAGAGGCGTATCGTCGTTTGCTGTTCTATATCCTCTTCCAGTAACCGCTTTTCTATACGTGTGTGCGTGTTCCACCAGTACCGCATCTTTAGATCCAGCAAGTTGCCCCAAACTAGAATAGCCTACGCCATATCCTACGGGAACTCGTCCTGCAAAATTGTCAGTACCGTTATTCCCATTACATATTGCCCAGCCTAATCTAAAGTTCTTGCCAAGCCCGTTAGTTTCAAAGTTAGCGTTTAGATACTCTACGTTTGTTTTTATAAGTTTTAAGTCGCCCGCTTGAAATAAATTTGCTTGTACAAAATTAAGAATAGCGTCTGCTACGCCTCTGTGTAGCAAAGCCGTTATTTTAGTTCCCGAGGCTAAACTTGTATTTATTAAAGATTGTATCTCTGCGTAAGTCATATTTTAAGTATTATAGTCTGCCGTTCCGTAATCCACCCCATTATAGTCTGCTAGCCCAAAAAAGCTGTCTCCCGAAGAAGCTGACATTGTAAAATCAATACTTGCAAAGTTTTCCTGCGCTACCTTTTCGGGTAAGTCTACTGCCTCAAATAGAGCATAGCGTAAATAGTTTATATAAACTATAGAGCTTTCTAATAAAAAAGTTAAATTTATAAGTAGCGACTTACTTAGCAGTTCCGTTCTGTAAATAGAAAGTAAGCTTGTCTGTATTGCCCGAGAAACTGTATTCTTAGTGGAAACTTCGTAGTAAGTAGTTAATTCTGTTTTTTTATCGTCGTCTAAAAACCAACATTGCAAGCCTATAGATTGGTAAACTTCTTCCTTAGATTGCTTATAGTGAAATTGCGAAGTTCTTTCACTATTAATATCGGTAAGTAGAAAAGGCGTAGAGTAAAATACCTCTCCTATTGCTTGGGTAATTTCTAAGTAAACTAAAGTATAGCCAAAGTCAAAAGGAACGTCTGTAAGCGACCAAAATAGCTGAGGTTCTCCGTTTAAAGAATTAGTAAGAGACTCCACTAAAAAATAGGGAGTAATATCTGTTTTTACCTCTGTTTTAAGGTTTACTACATTTACTTGCCAGTCTTCTAAGTCAATCCCCGAGGGGGTATTTGTAACTTGTATGTACTTTGCAGGATTATTAGGCAATAGCTGAACCCCTTTGAAAATAAATTGCGTGTTTATAATGCTATTCTTAAAAAAGAAAGCTTCCGTTTTTGTTCGAAATAGATTTATAAAAGGGTTTACCACCATTGTCTTAACTTTGTTTCACAACAATATTACAGCAAATATACTAAAAATTATATTACCAAAGCTAGCGATTGTTTTAATTGTTCAATACTCTCCGCACGCACGCCATTAATAGCTACTTTAAACCAGTAAACACCATTGTACAGTCGATAGCGGTTCTCGTCAAAAAGAAAAAGTTTTTCGCCCTCAAAATCGTATAAAAGATTTTGCACTCTTGTTTCGTTATTAACTAAGATGTAATTAAAAGCCGTGGAGATTGTTAAGTTAGTAGGTTCATATTTCTCTTCGCCTTTTATAATCAACTCCTTTTCTAGCAACGTGTAATCCAATTGCGTAGGGTATATTTTTATAACCGAGTTTAAATTATCTAAAGTTCTTATAAAACCTCTTTCGGATCTTATTTTATTGCTTAATATTATAAAATCTTCAAATTCCACGCTAGCAAAAACAATGTTGTTGTAAAACTCAGGCGTAAGAATAGGACCTTGCGCAACTATATCAGCATTTTCTTTTAGGGTAACGTTATTAAATTTAGCAGAGTATTCTCCATTGTTTTTGTAAAAAGTATTTTTTAAAGGTCTGTTCTTCCAAAAGATATTGCAAGTTGCCAGGTAAGCTTGGTAATAATTATAAACATTTCTTGCTATTGAGTATCTAAGGTTGCTGTAACTCTGAGGCGAATTTAATCCTGTAATTTCAGTAAACCCTTGGTTAGTGTAGTTTGTGAAAGGCACAAAAGCCTGAGACAAAGAGTAGGTGTATTTTGTACTTCTTATTCCGTTCCCTTCTGCTCCTGTTGCGCCTAAGAGCCTAGTTAATATTAATTCTCCTCCTGTAACGCCAAATACGCTGTAGGTTCCTGCGTTTGTATCCGTTGGAATTATCAGTAAAATGCTGCCTACTTGTATTCCTAAAGCAATAAAATTAACAATTCCGTCGTTTCTTAAAGATAGCTTTTGTGTACTGTTGTTAAAAGTGTGCTGTAATTCTGATACCTCCGTAAATTGGTTATCAAAAGTAGTAACTACCGTATCTACACAAAATAGCTCGTCGTCGTCTTGTGAAGCTGTAGCGTCTGTTAAGGTAATTGCTTTGCGCCTAGTAGCCTCAATTAAAAAGGCGTCTCTTATCCAATCAACTTCAATTTCTTTTTTGTTTTCTACATTTTTATTAAAGAACACAAGTTTACTTTCCCCATGAACAACATCTGCGGAGTTTGTCTCTTCTGCTTCTTTAAGCGATTGATATTTATTATACTTAAATCCAAATTCGTTAATAGTAAATTTAGGGTTAAAAGTTTTTGACATTTCGGAGAATTGCGTATTGTCAAAAAAGCCACTTTCGGTTGAGGTATAAAAATCCGCTTCTATACCAAAAAATACTTTTCCGTCGCTGGCAATTTCGTAGTCTCCTTTAAACTCTGTCAAAGACTTTTCTAAGTCCTCTAAGCTAATTGTAAAAGGCTTATCCTGTCTGTTTCTTAGAAAGTTACCGTTTATAAGTCTATTGTCGTAAAACTGCCCGCCAACCTCAAAACGGGGCGCTGTAATATCTAATCCTGAGATAGATTTTATTACTTGCCGCATAACATCAACCAAACGAACTGATTGGCTTACGCTATTAAAAGCACGGCTGCTCACTGATATTGCTATTTTTGCCTCCCCAATACTAAAACCCGCTTTAAAAGAGCCAAATACCGCGGATTGTCTCAATCTAAAATTATGCGATATGTATATGGAGTCTGCTGCGTTTAATAAAGGAATTATTGTTTGAGATACTATCGATAAGTCCTCTCTTATGTTCTCCTTTGTTGTTTTAGATAAAAGGGTTATTCTATTTAAATCATTATTGTTTAGGTTACCATTCCCATAGTATATATCAAAAGTATATTCTAAAAAGCCATTACCGCCCCCAGTTACAAAAGTTTCATAAAAAAAACTAGGTATGCTAATATCTATTACAACATTTTTTAATTCTGTTTTTGCTTTTAGCAATTCAAAATCTTTTATGCTGTTTGAATTAGCGCTAAAAAAAGTAAAAGTGTCTTCTATGCCCGATTTAGTTAAATTAATAGCGGAGTTTATTGAGTAGAACCTATTGTCTTTAGTTTCTAATAGTGCCCCAAAAGTTTCTACGCTATTCCACTCTGAATTTTGTATAACAGGCTTTGCCAGCATTAGTATATTCTCAGGAACTAAAGGCTCTATGTAGTTACCGTCAACATCGGTGTTGCTAAGCACGTCTACTTTTACAGAACGCCGCCCCTTAACAATTTGTAACTTGCTATCCTCTATAGCTTTGCATTTAAAATATTCTAAATCGTCAGTTTCGCTAGTTGCAAAATCTAAATCGGCAGTATAGCTATTAAATTCGTCAATCTCTATTGTAAGTATTACGGTAGACTCAAAACCAAATTTTCTTCTGTAGTAGAGAAGTTGTTTTAGCTGATGATCTCTTTTAAAGGTAAACTCAAAAGTAATCTCTCCTCCGCTAAAAGAAATATCTCGACCCATACCGTTAGGCTTTTGGATAAGCGAAAAGTTTATCCCGCTTGCCCCAAAAGGTTCATCAATTATTTTTTTACCGTAACTGTCGGATTGGAAATCTAAAAAATACTTCATAAATTATACTTTGCTTTACCCCCGTCAAAAATAACTTTAATACCGTCAAAATCCTCTGACACTTTAAAATCTTTTAAAGTAAAAGCAACCCCTCGCAAAGAAGTAATCCCTCTACTTTTACGCAATTTAATAAAAAGACTATCTAAGGATTTTAGCTCTTTGTCGTAATTATTTAATAGTTCCTCCATTGTTATTATTTTTATACTCTAAAACCAGTTTTAAGTACTCTGTTATTATCTCTTATAGTTCTGTTGCCGTTGCTTTCGGTGTACTCCCTAATACCCTTTTTGTCAAAGATAGTTGTATTTGTTTGAATTTTAGCAAAATGTTTGCTCATTACTTCGTCCATTTCCTGCGCAGTCATTCCTGTACTTGTATGTGTGTGGTTCATAGACACTCCGCGCTCATTTAGCATTTCATGTATTTGCTGTTCATGGTTAAGAACTTTAGTGCCTTTTGGGGCGTTCATTAAAACGTTGCGCCCTTGTGGGCTAAAAATTTTACCGTCGGGCGTAATTACTTTTTCTGCAAAGTTAGAACCTGGGCCGTCGTTAACAATCATTGGCCCTCCTGCGTGATTGCTAGTACCTTCTGCATACTGAGGAATTTTTTGACTTGCCACAACCGCTAATTGAACCGCTCCTAACGCACCTATAATTACAGCTAAAGGTATCCCCTTTACGCCTATTTTTAAAGCTGCTACAATTCCTTGCGCAGTATCTATCGCTATGTTAAATAAGGCTTGTTTTTGTTTTGCCTTATTTTCTCTGTTGGCTATTTCTTTTTGCTTGCGCTCTAGGTCCTCCGCAAGCTTAGCTTTTGCAGTTGAGCTATCTCCTGCGAATACTATAGCTAAGTCGTACTGATCTTGCAACCTTTGTTTTTCTTTATCAAAATTGCCCTGGGAAATATCTGCGATAAAATTAAAAGCTTCTTGTGCGCTCTCAGCTATGGCATTAAAATAAACGGCAAACTTTTCTTTTGAGTCTTCTGACCCTGCTAACAAATCCTCAAAGACTGTAGTAACGTTACCATTAACGTCTTTAATTTCTCTAAAAAAAGTATCAAAAGTTTCGCTAAAACCCATATTGCTGGCAAACTCACTACTAAAAGATTGTAAATAATTATCGGTAGCGCGTTTTAACTCGTTTAATTTTTCAATTTGCCTATCAATTAAATCGATTGACGCTTTAGTAGCTGTTTGCTCTATCTTAGAAGCGCGAGCGTTTTTTTCTACGACCTCGTCGTTTACTTTTGCAATATCCGCTTCTATTTGCTTAATCTCTTGTAAGTTTTGTTTATTTTCATCCTCCCTAATTTTTTGCAAAATATCAGAAAGCGAAGTTTTTTCTTTTACCATATTCTTATTAAAATCAACTTCGGCTATCTCTAATTTAGTTTTATTGCCTTTTGCTAATCGTATTTCTTCTGAGTAATTAAGTCTAAGTAGAATTAATCTGTTTGCTGAAAAGTCTTTAAACGCATCATACCTAAAGTCAAAACTGTTTAACTCGTTATCTACTTCTTTTTTAGAAAGCTCTATCTGTAGCTCTACTTGGGCTTGGCTAAGTTTAAATAGGTCCTTTAATCTTTCTTCTTCTGCTTTTGCACGATCCGAAAGCTGCTCTTTTGTAAGAGCTGTTGTAGTTTTTAAAATTTTAGTATTTGACGCTAGTTTTTCTTCATTAATCGCTTTTATAATAGCTGCGGAATTTCCAATTTGTACTATTGCATCCTCCTCCATTTTAGTTTGAAGATGTAAAAATGCGCGATTTCCTCCAAGTATAGATTCCCTTTTTTGTTTTTCGTCTTTTACTATTTGTTGGTTTACCCTTATGGTTTCGCGCTCTCTTTCCAATAAGGCTTTCTTAGTTATTTCTTGCTGCTCTACGGTTGTGCCTGATATATTGTTAAGTATGGCTTTATACTCATTTACTCCTTTTGCGGCTCCTAATTTTTGAAAGTAATCGGTTAATTGATTTTCATCTTTAAAAAGCAATCCTGTAAAATCTAAAATATTTGTAAGCGCCTCAACTATGCTTTTTACAAATAAACTAAAACCGCTAGAATCTGAATTATTGATAGAATCAACCATTCGCGTCCATGCGTTTAAAAATCTATTAGTACTTTTAGTAATAGTATCAATTCCTTGAACTTTGTCAGCCCCTACTAAAATTAATAATTGTCTTGAAGTTTCTGGCAAAACTTCCTCAGCTAGAATTTTGCCGTTTTCAATCATTTTAAATAACCCTTCCTCATTTAAATTTTTTAGTTCTGGGTGTAAGATTTGAACTGCTCTTGTCATTGCTTGAACTGATCCAGGTAAAGCCTCCGCAAGTTGGCGTCTTAATTCTTCGCTTGCAACTTTACCTTTAGATAGCATTTGCGTTAAAGCCACAAACGCTCTTTTTAGGGTTTCGGTATTTACGCCTAGGGCCGCCCCTGATTTTGAAATATTTTCAAAAATTGTTTGTATTTCTTTTCCTTCTATTTTACCGTTTGCAGCCACATAAAATGCTGTAAACTGACTTGTCAGTCCTTTTATTTCTACCCCATATACCTCAGCAACCCTTGCTAAAAAAGATTGTTGCTTAGAAAATTCTTCTTGGCTGCCCGTAACGGCCAATAAAGCCATATTTAAAGATTGTAAATCTTTAGTCGTTTCAAAAGCGCTTTTAGCTAAAAGCGCTACTCCCGCTACTCCTGTAACTATTCCAAAAGCCCCAAGCGCTGAGCCTAGCCCGTTGAAAGCGCTACTATAATTACCTACATTACGTTGTGATTTTCCAAGGGTCGCATCTATTTTCTTTAGTTCTCTATCTAAAACATTAGCTTTATCTGCTGCGTTTTTAAATTGCCTAGAGGTTGCCCCATATTTCACTCCAATATCTTGTGCGCTTCGCACGGCTTGCTTATGCGCTATATCTAACTTTTGATAAGCCCCTGTTGTTAACGCTACCGCCCTAGCTTGGTCTTTTGCATTTTGTGTGCTCTCTTTCTCTTTTTGAGAGTTTAAGGATTTATTAAGCTCAAAAACGGCTCTTATTTGTTTTAATTCGGCTTCTTTGGCGTGCAGTATTGCCCTTTCATGGTCTATTAGTTGCTGCTGTTCTTCTGAATATCTTTGTTTATTTAAAGATGTTATTAAACTAATCTTGTCTCTAAGCTGTTTAATTTCTAGGTTTTTTTGATTTTCTAACTTTTTAGAAAAGTCGTCAATAGATTTTTCTCTAGCTTGCTGCAATTTAATTTCAGCTAATCGGCTTTGCTCTGCTTTTTTAACTAAGTTTTCGTGTACTTTGGAAATTACTGCATTTTGTTTTTCTAATTGCGCAGTAAGTGCCGCAGTACTTCCTGTCGATTTATCTAGCCCGCTTGGGGTTTTAATCCCCGCTATGTTTTTGCTCACGTTTATTGCGGATTGCGAGACCTTTAAAAGTTCAGCATCCGCTAACGTTAATTGTTCTATAAGGTTTTGAACTTGTTTTATTGCCTCGGAGGCAATTACCATATCTACTGCGTTAGCCATATTAGTTCTGTTTAGCTTTTTCTTCTAATAATTTTGTTATCTCTATCCACTCTTCAACCGTTATTTCTTTAGGGTTTAATCTGTAGGGATATTGTAAACCTAAAGTAGCTATTTGTAACTGCTTTGCAAGCGAAACACTTTCTTTTTTAGACTTCAAATTTAATTCTGACGCTAATATATTAATTTTAGTTTTTATACCCTCACAAGCCGTGTTTAATCGAGTAATCTCCAAAGCGTCCCCCTCTAAGGTATTAATCTCTGCCATTCTAAAACCGTGTTTAGCTAATTCTTTAATAAAGGCTAAACGAGAAGCCATTTGATCTTCAGCAAAACCTAACCACATTCTGCCAATTAAAGATTTTACTATTGAATATTTAAGTTGTAGACTATCAATTCGCGCCCAAATCTGTAATCGGTTTGTAAAAGAGCGATCGTTAATAGCCTTAAAATATTCGTCTAGTATTATTTTCTCTATTTCTAAAAGCTCTTCGTTCTCTACTTTTTTTTGCCTGCCGTCAAAACCCTCAATAAACCAATTAAGATCCTTTGTGTTTCGATACTTATCGAAGTTGTAAAGTGGTAAATTTTCTATTGAGTTGTAGTAAATCATAAATATTTTTTTATGTAAAGCATTAATGGCGGGTATATAATTTCGTAATTTAAAACGTCGGTGTTAAAAGGATCTAATCCGAAGAGGTTTGTATAGCTTGAAAAAAATATACTCTTATCTCCCCCTCCTGTTCCTGTTGAGAATATATTAAATTTTGTTAATGACGGCTGTATTTGTAACTGCATATTAGATAAAAAATCCCCAGTCTCCATAAAATCGTATAAGCTGCCCGCTACTTTTCTAGGGTTAAGCATCTGCGTAAATACCGTATATCTGCCGCTAAAAACTGGGGACTGGTTATTAAGCAAATTACCGTCGCTTCCAATCCCTGCGGTAAAAGCTTCTGAGTTTAAACGTACAATCTTAGTCTCATTGGCTAATACAATGCGCTCTTGCTCGTCTAGCATTCCTGCTGCTACAAAGTTACACTTTTTTATATAGTCGTTTACTGTTACCATTAATTACATATAAGTACTTTTACCTTTACCAATAAATTGATATTTAGATATTCTTTTTACAAATATACTAAAAAAACCCTATACGCTAAGCATATAGGGTTTAATTACCAATCAAAAAAGTAAATTATGAAATTACTTTGTAAATATACTATTTTATTTCTTATGTAACAACTGCTGTTGCTACATTAGACTTAAATAATTCGTCTGCGGCAGTTAAAATAATTCCGTTTATGGAAGCTTTAATAACATCGCCTGCGCTGTTTGCAGAAACAGTCAACGTGTACTTCTTAGTATCAGCGTTATAAGACACGGCACTAGGGGTAACTACTGCGTCGTTTCTTAAGACTTTAAAGTCCGCTACTGCTAAGCCTTCAACGGAGTTGGTTTTATCCTGTAAGAAGGCGCTAACCACAATAGAAGTAGATGCAGCAACAACTGGGTTTACTGTGAAAAGTACTTGGTTTGTCCCAGTCAATTCTGACGGAGAAAAGTCTAAGTTCTCTGCTGTGATAAACCTCGGGCGCAAGTCAAGTTCGTCTCTATCAATAATTTGAAGAGTTACTATTTGGCTTGAAGCCTCAGCGCCATTTGAGCCCATGTACTTACCGTTTTCAAACATTCCAAGGTTGTAGCCCTTTACTTGCCCTCCTTTGGTTTCAGTTAAAAACATAACCCCGTCCTCATCAAACATAATAAGATCGTAACCCTCATAGCTTCTTAAAGAAGTCAACGCTCTATGAAAATTAATACCGTTGTCAAATTCTACCGCGTACTCGTATGGGTTTTTCCCAGCAACTACCTTAATTCCCGATCCTGCTCTAGTAACTATGTTGTCTTCTGCTGTGTTATCAGCAAAAGAAACAACTCCTTGCAGCATAATTAATTTATCGGCTATTTGCAAAGCTCTTAAAGAGGCTTTATCAATAGTTTCCGAAAACTTAAAACCTTTTTGTAGTAACCCTAAAGCAACTACTCTCTTTCTGTCAATTCTGCACCCAGCTAACCCCGTTCCGAAGTTATTTCCTGCTGAGCAATCGATTGAATTTACTTGTGTTTGTAGACTCATTATTTAATGAATTTATTTGATTTTAAAATTGCAATAGTCTTTCTATCGCTTAAAACAATTGTGGAGCCTTTCGAATAAAATTTGTCCACCGTAACATCTTGTAGTATTAAAAATGTAAAAGCCTTTAATACTGCTGCTTTTTTTTCTACCATTATTTAAAATTTAATAGTTTTATTAACGCATCTGTCCGTTAACATTTCTAGCGTTAAATCTAATACGATAGCGTTCCAAATATCCAGTACCCCCTTACCGTTGTCGTTAAATGAATAATTCGGTCTTAGTTCTTCTTCAATTGTATTATCTACGATTTTAGTAATTCCGCTACTCTCAAATAGGGTTTGTAAATTGCTGTAGACTGGGTTTAGAATGTTAACATAATCGGTTGCGTGTTGAACTTGGTTAAACTGGTTTGTGTCTGTAGCCCTAGTGGCTATTACTAACCTAGTCTGCCGCTTAATCTTTTTAGTTACTTTGTTACGCGTTGTCCTGCCAGGTAGTAACCATATAAGCGGGTACTTTGATCGACTTTCGGGAAGAAATAAAAATTTATTAAGCTCGTCCTGCGATCCCCACCCATAGCGAACTACAAACAAATTACCGTTAGCGTCCTCAGCATTGGGCAATAACTTAACAAGCTCCCTCATTTGCTCTTCAAATACTATCATAGTCCAAAACTGTTTTTAGTATCGTAGAAACGAAATTTAGTATAATCCCATTCTGGAAAGTCTGCTTTCTTATCAACTAAATAAGCATATAGACACCTTTCTACCTCGCTGTCAAAGTAATCCAAAAACTCTTCGCTAAATCCGTAGATATTGTTATACCCTCTTCCATAGCCCGTGTTAAATGTTTCGCCTTGATACTCTTTAATAAAGTTATTGTTAGCTGTAGAAATTAGGTACATCGGAGTTGCTTTTACAGCGTTTTCCGAGTCCACTTGGCTCGCGCCAGTAGCTGTTAAGCGAATATTTGTGTCTGTGGTAAACTCCTCAAACACTCGATAAGCAATAAGGGAATAGTCGTATTTTAAACCGTTCCATTTTAATTCGTCGTCTTGCTCGTTTTCGCTATTTCTGTACTCTTCGCCTTCAATTAACCTTAACCAACGTAAGTTTTCGGGTAACTGTATAGTATCTGCGGTTAGTGCCTCTTTTTGTTTCCAAAGAGTTACACCTAGCGCTCGCAAAAGCACTTCCCTTTCTACTCTTATGCAAGCCATATCTAAATAGCCCTGATTGCTAGGCACTTCTATGCCGTAAGGCACGGGAGTAGCCAAAGGAATATTTAGAAAATTTTGCTTTTGGAAGTAGGAACGGTTTACTATTTGCATTTTACTTTAATTTAGTTTAGATCATCTAGCTCCGATTTTGTCGGTTTACTTTTGGTAAATTCTGCGACCTTATCAACGCGTACTAAATGCGAGGCCAACTGACCGTCGCACTTAAATACATCGCCTTTTTTCTTGCTCGCAAAATCCTTTGTGAATTTTACTTCTCTCATAATATTATGTTGCTAAAGTAACAAGAGCATTGGAGATAGAAGTTACTTTTCTAAAACCTGATTGGTCTATGTTTCTTATTAAGAATAAGATTCTTTTACGAGCTTTAATAGTCATAAAGTCTTCTGTGAATTGCGCATTAATCATACCCTTAGATATAACTACTCCTGCAATTTCGTATATTCTTGCGTATCTACCGTCTCCTACAAACATTGTGTTAGCTGGAACGTTGTTGTCTTCGACAATATTAATTGAGCCAATTCTTGGATCATTAAAATCAAAAACATAGTTGTTGTTTGCGTCTTTTTTCAACTTTAATTTGTTGATGTCAGAAATATTCATAGCTACGAAATCAACCGTGTACTTAGCACCCCCTGTAGAAGTAATAGCTTCTGAAACTTTTGCAACTAAGTCGTAAATGTTTGCATCTGAAATACCGCTTGCAACTGGTACGTAGGCTGGCGTACTAGAAACTAAACCTTTTAGGTTCTGTCCTGTGTTGTCGCCTTGTACGATTTGAGTGTCGATTAAATCCTCTACGTTAGTAGCTAAAAACAACTCCAATTCTGCTGCTGCCTGTACTTCGTCTTCAAAAAACTCCTCTGATACTGGTAAAGTATCTCCCAACTTTCTTAACGGTAAAGTAAAGTATTCAAACTTGGCAGTTGACTGTGGGAAAGCTACCCCCTCTGCTATCGCTGCTGCTGCTTTTACTGTAGTAGCCTGGTCGAAATCCACATAGGAAATTGTACCGTTGTGGTTTCCTGGACCTACTGGGATCTTTGTAAATACATCGTAAAGACTTCTCTTTTTACGTGCTAATTGCCCAATACCGTCAAGCTCTAAAGTTTGACCGTTGTTAAGTATTGAAGCTCTTACAACGTTTGCCTTTATAACTACCTCTTCACTAGACTGCCCCTTTGCAATTTCTTTTAAAAGATTTTTGTTCTTTTTCAAAGACTCTTGAACGCCGTCAACGTTAACTACGGATTTTGTTTCTTTCAATTCTGAAATTACAATACCCATATCAACAATCTGCTTGTTAGCTTTTACCAAGTTCGCTGATAAAGGCTCTAACGCCTTAGCAATAGCATCGCTTTGTAATTTTAATTCATAGGCTTTTAAAGCCGTTTGGTACTCCGCAAATTGTGGAGCGTCCATTTTTTCAATTTCTTCAATAGATTTGTACTCAAACATAAGTTTTTTGTTTTTAAATTAATCTTCTTCTTTTTTGAGTGGTCGCTGCCGTCTCTTGTTCAACCTCTGCCTCTTTTTCTAAAGTGATCTTAATCGGCTCCTCTTTTTGGCTATTACTTATTTTTCCTGTTACCGAGTTACTCCCAAAAAGAACGAGACTTGATTCTCGTACGTTTTTAGCCTCCGAAACAACAAAGAAATAATCTATTTTGTCAAAATCCGCTTTGTTGGCAATAGCGTCTATATTATCGTCATAGATCTTTTTTTCTGCTACATACTCCTTATCGCTACTGTTCATGGCTAGGTCGTATTTAACATACTGCATACGAACCGAAGCTTCTAAACTACCCTCCATAGCCTCTTTATAATTGCTCTTTATTTTGTCCTTAGCAATTTTATATATTAGTACTTCCGTGTCTCCGTCGTAGGGCTTACCCATTGCTGAGAAAGGAACCGTTGCAAGCATCATTTCTACATCTGCCCGTTCTGCTATAACGCTTAAAACTTTTAGCTCGTGATCCGCAACAAAATAGTTTTTACCCTGTTGCTCCTTTACGCTTTTCTTCCACAAGCCCTTTTTATGTAGGTCTTTATGGCTATCTAAAGTGTTTGTAGAGTTTACAGCTATATAGTAAAAATCCTCGTCCATTTTAAAAGCCTTGTCGGTTTCTACTAACGCTTTTAGTAAAAGCTTTGACGAGCATACTACCCCTGCGCCTTTGTCGCAAGACTTTAGTATCATCGCTTTTTTATTTTCAATAAGCATTTCTTTGTTAATGCTAAGATCCGCAAACAGTTCTTGTTCGGTTTCGTAGGATTTATCTAATTCTTCGCAGTATATCATTTTAATACCTCTTTATCTTGTTTTCTCTCTTCTAACTTTTTAAGAGCTTCTTTTTTTAGCTCTTCGCTTATTTCCTGTGGTGTCAGTTTTGTGCTCATAGGTTATAATTTTAGTTTCCTCATAAAATTAATGTGCATTAGTCTTCCCTCCTCAACTGTCATTGTGCCGTTTTCTAGCGATAACTTAATAGATTGCTCCATAGTTAGCATGGCCGCCGCTTTTGAAGCTGCTAGGCTCTGCATGAAGTCCAAATGATCGTAGGAAGCTTCTAGCCTTTCGCCAATATCAAATAAGCCCCATTGCTGATTAAAAGAGTTCATAGTATTTTTGGCAGTAGTCTGTAAGGAGTTTTGCACCCAGGCAATTAGCCCTTTATCTTGGTTCTCAAATGTACTATCTTTGGAAAAGTAGTTAAGTACATTTTTATTCATTTCAAACGCTAGAACGCATTTATTTGCGTCGTCTGCAAATTGCTCGTCTAGGTATAATTTTTTTAAGTCAGTAACCAAGTGAGTTACTGAGATATCCCCGCTTGTTATTTGAAGCGCTTTTCTACTCATTATTTGCTCTATGCTTTTACGGTCGTCGTCTTTTAAAGGCGTTTCGTGTCCTTGCATCCCTCCTTTTTTAGAAGACAGAAACTTCTGACTCATTCGCAAATTAGTATTCTTTGACTTAAGATTCTCTTCTATGTTTTCTAAAACTTTGCCTATTCCCTTAACTCTGGAAGGGCTTGTTATAATAGTGTCGGATCTTAGGCCATTAGCTAGATCGTAAAAAGGAATTACGTCTCCTATCCTAATATCTTGTGAGATGTTATCTAATTTGTATTTTATTTTCCTATCGTTAAAAGCCTCAATATCCTCTTTCGTAGCTATAAACTTATTTAGTTTATTTACTTTGTTGAGGTCTAAATCCGTGGGTATTAGATTGTAAAGTGCTACAGGTAACTCTTGCCCGACCGCTTTCTTCTGATAACAATAATCGAAGCCGCAAGCCGACATAAACCACATTTGTTGATAGAAAAAGTCTTCGCGAGATTGGAAGTAGTTTGGTTGATTAAGTAGCTTAATATACGGGCTATTTTCAATAACCTTGCCCGCTTTATCGTAGTGCTTAATTTCCATTTGAGAATACACCTGGCTGCGTAAAGATATTATAGCCATTAAAACAGGGTGCTCTAAGGACAGCTCTAAAAACTTCTCATTGTTTTGGAAGCCCCCGACGCCTAAAAACTCATAGGCAAACTCGCCTAAGCGGTTTCGCTCTACTCTGAAACGGTTTCCTCCGAATAAATTTGATATAAAACTCATAGGCTCGACGTCGTCTCGACGTTAATTAAAAAGCAAATATAGTAAAATTAAACGATACCAAGATAAAATTGCAAAAAAGTTTTTACATAGCGGTCCGCATCTAGTAAATGATCTTCTTTTTTTACTGGCCTATCTAGGTTTGTATTATTAATTATTTCCCATTCGTAATTATCGTATTCGTATTCTAGGTCTGTAGACTCTTCGGTATAGTGGTTTTTAACCGATTGTAGGAAAGTTATTCCCTGATTAACGCTCCCTGGCCCTTTTATGGCTGGAACTACTGTAAGCCCCGCAGCGTTAAGCTCTGCGATCCTTACGGGGTCGGCGCTGTCCGCTACAATTATATCCTTACTTGTTAGTCCCAAAGATTTTAAAACGTCGGCTAATCCGCTTGTCATTTGCGAAATAGGTAAGTACATTCTCTGTTTTGTAAAGAAGTTTTTATCACAATACTTAACCTCAACTAAGGCCGAGGGGTTTGCACTTCCAAAGTCAAGCCCATAGTAACTACTGTAGGTTAGTTGCTGGAATTGGCTGTCTGTCATAGGCAGCCACCCGCTGTAAATTTTATTTGGCTTTTCGCTCTTTTCGCCTTTCCCGTAAACAAGCCAATGATACGCGCTTGCACTTCCTGTCCGCTCGTTGTATAGCGCGCGTTTAAGCTCGTTAATTTCTTTTTTGCTAAGGTCGCTTAAGTTTTCATCAATATCGTAGCTTAGGGCTTGCGCTGCGGTTATCTTGCCAATCAGTACCGATTCAATTAGGTTAATAGGCTGGTAAGATTGTATTTGTATCTTACTTGCCTCAGGGCAAAAAGGATTATCTAAGAAAGTAGATTTTAAAACTTTGGTGTTGTCTTTCTTTTTCTCGTCTGTTACCCAATGCCTTTGCTTAGGGTTCCAGTCGAATAGTATAAAGCGTGAGGTTCTTTGCGCTAATTGCTTATATACTTCATGCGAGAACTTATAAGGCTCGTTTATCCAACAGATATCCTGACTCATACCCATAGCATCGTCTTCATCATCCAGGCCCGTAAACCTAATAAAAGATTTATTGTGGTTAAAAGTCCATGTGTGATTCGTTCGATTGCGTGTAAAGTACTTCAATAAATTTTCATCTTTGATAAAGCTATCAAACTGTCCGATATTGATAAGTTCGTCTTCTAGTTGCTTTTTGCGGCCCATTGGATCGCTTAACCATTTTATAAAATCAATCTCAACTATCTCCCTGCAACTCTTTTGCGTGTCTCTTAGGATTGTGCAGGTTGTTAACGGGCTCTCGTATAGAAGTAAAAAGATTACTTGAAAATTGCTCCAGGTCTTACTTGATCGGCTGCTACCCTCCTCGACAATTAGCTTGTACATTCCGCTTTTAGCTGCCGCCCAGATCGAATGAAATACTTTTGTAGCTTTAAAATTAATTACCATTAAATTTGTATATTAAAAAGCGATAAACTTTAAATACTTTTTAGTCCTCTTCCTTTGCTGTTATAATTTCGACTTGGATAGTTGCTGGTGTACTTTGTAGCTTATCGCCTTTTGAGGTAAGGTCGTTTTTGATTGGTGCGTAATCTCCATCCATTTTGTTGAGTTCAGCAATAGCCGCCTTTCGTTCGTTATAATCGGGCACGACGTTAATCTCAAAGGTGGTCCCCAGAGGACCTGGAACTTCTTTAAGTAGTTTAATATCGGCGCGGGCTATTTGCGTCAGTATCTCCATGCGCTCGAGTTTGTTCATAATCCTATCTCGCGATCCGTCAAGCTCCATTTCTATTAATTGCTTCTCTTTCGCTAAGGCAATTTTCTTCATGGTTTGGGCCTGCCTGGCTTCTTGTACTAGGTTTTGAGTGCCTGCGAAGCGCTCCTTTGCCACTTTGTAGTACTTGTCAAAAGTTCGATCAGCGGTTCCATACTGATCCTGAATGATCGTGAGTATATCTCCACGTTTTGTGCTAAAATCCATTTCGGAGAGAATAGCGTTTATCAATATTTCTTGTCTGGCGTTATAATTCATTTGACAAATATATAATTTAATTCAATACCAAAACAAAAAAAGTAAAAATAAATATAAATAATTTTAAAGAAACAAAGATAAACAGCGTGAAAATTTCTTGTTTACAGGTCAAACCGCGCTACCATTGGGCTAAGGCGGTAAATAAACAAATAAACAATAAAAACGCCAAAACTCTTAAGAGGCTATATATTAATATATACTATTATACTATAACTACTATATTATAATAATTATTATTATTAATTATTAGTTAACTATTGTTTACTTTGTATATTACCCCCTCAGCCCCCGCCGTTACTGACTCGGGAGGTAAACGATGTTTTGTTGCTTTTTGTTGCTCTCTGTTGCTTAGCGATATTAAACTTCCTAGCATTGGCGGGGCTTTGCGACAGTTTAGTATAAAAACAAAAAAAGCGCTTCATGGCAGAAGCGAATAGGATCTAAGTTTATAAATTATTAGGTTTTATAAAACAGAAAAGCCCAAAACGTAATTTACTCGCTTTGGGCTTTTGGTTGTTTGTTTGTTTACTTTGTTTACTTATTAGCTTAATAGCCTAATAGTGGGGGCTAAGCGAGGAACAAAGATACTTTTTATTGTTTACGTAATTTTTTCGAGCGCTCTGATTATTTGATCATCATCATGTAGGAATTTACTTCGGGTGTAAATTAGCCAATCATAGAATTTTGTTCGCTTGTCGTCCTGTGGGCTTAATTGCTGCACTAGCTGCGCGGCTAATTTCTCTTTTTTGCTTATTACTTTTGTCATTTTGTAAGATTTTAGGGTATTATTTTTGTTTCCATTCTTTAGTACACCGAGAGCTTTTATAGTTAAACATTCCTGCAAGGGCGTATTCCCACGACATCGTATTAACATATCTGTTAAAATCTTTCTGGCTTTGGTCTTTTTTTCTGGTAAATTCGTCGACTGTTTCAACGCCCTGAGATGTTCGCATATTTAAATAAATTGTGTTCATACTGTTATGATTTTAGTAGTTATTTGTATTTTTTCGCCTGTTTGGCCGCCTCTCGGCGCGTCATTACTCGCTATGTATTCAAGTTTTAAGCGCTGCAGAGCCTCAATTAACTCGCCTCTCTTATCTATTAGGCTGCTATGTTTCCAGGTGCTGCCCTGGCTATATACGGGACGGAATACTGTTTCTCCCTCGGTTATTAGCCTAAGCCATTGTAATAATATTGATCCTTTTCTTAATTGCTTACTTGCTACTAACTTATCAATTCTCTTAGTTAACGCGCTGCTTTTAGTTGTTTTCATGGTGTTGGTATTTTAGGGTAAACAGAAGTTTACCCGATTAAATTTTTTAGGGCTTAAAAGCTATTACCCTCTTTTGTAAATTCGTATTCGTTTGATATTAGTGCTTCGCTAATTGCCTTGTCGCTTTGTAAATATTCGCATTCATTTTGAAGCATTACAGAATAGGCCTCTAATAATTCATTTAAAAATTCAGTTTCTAAATCTTCTCTTTCCTCATCGTTTTCTTCGTCTTCGTCGATTTTTAAATAATCTTGAATGTACTTACTTGCTATTAAATAGGTGTCGCAAATTTCCCCGTGTTCATTTAGTATGTTTTCAGCTACTTGTGTGCTGTCTAGTACAAAATCTCCTTTAGCGTGCCTATTTCTGTCTAAATCGAAAGATGCTATTTTTAATCCTATGTTTTCCGCATCTTCATACGTGAATTGCCACCACCCAAAGTCTACATTAATTTCAATATTTGAATTGGTAGCATTTTCTTTTGCGTTTTCGTTTAATTCGTTAAACAGATAAACTTTTGTTCTAATTGTTCTCATAATTTTCTCGCCTTTTTAATTGGAAGAGGCTATCCGTTTTAAATTTTAAAAATGATGTTTTGAAGTTGTGTTAAAAAATATAATCATCTAAATTGTTATTATAGTTGTTTTTAAGGTAGCTTTTATCTTCAATTCTATAGGAATGATTAATATGATTATCATTTAATAGATAAATAATAGTATTAAGGTCTCCAATTTTTCCCTTAAATTCTGAATGTTTAAGTATTACTCCCGTTACATTATTTTTAATTAAAATAATGTATGTTTTTTTTGTTTCTGTTTTCATGATGTTGGTTTTTAATAGTTAATATTTAAGGCCTTGCCGCCGTATAAAAAGAAAGAAATTTTGTTGAAGATAGTTTTTAATGTTTTCATGTTATTGCTTTTTTGCTAATTCGTTTATATATGTGTTTAAGTCCTGTAATAGGTTAAGATTATCGGCGGTCAGAACTACTTTTTTTAAAAGTGAACTTCTTAATTTTAAAATTTCGCTATCCGTGAGCATTAAATTTATTGAAATAGTTTTCATGTTATTGTCTGTTTTTTAATTCCTGGTTAATATAGTACTTTGTCGTTTCGTCGTTTTCAAGTATAAAATCGTACCCATTCCAGGTGTTATACGCAGGTGGCGTATAATTGTTAGTACATTTGACACGGATTGCGGCACCTGAATTAAAAACCGATATAGCAAAGTATAAATAGCATTTTTGACTTTTCAAGGCCCTTTTTAGTTCTTTTGTGTCTGTTTCTGATAGTGTACATGTTAATGTCATAATATTGTTTTTTTAGTGCTTCAGCTTTATTGCTGTTGTAAAAATACGAAAGATATACATAAAACGTATTACATTAAATGTTAAATTATTGTTAAATTAACTAACTGTAAAAGCCCCGCATAAAGCAGGGCTTGAACAACAAAAAAGCAAATTTTTATAAAAGCGGTTTCATTACTCTATGCATCGATTTGAGATTAATTTTATGACAGCCTATAGTTAAGGTACCGTTTATAGATGTAACTGTGTACTTGTCAATTTGAAACCCTTTTATATCTTTACCCGATAGGATCAAAGAATACAATATTTTAGCCCCCTCAACACCTACGCTAACTTGCTGCGATGTTTCAATAAAAAAGCCGTTTTCTGATAGCCGTACATAGTCTTGATCGCCTCTCCATATTCGGTTAATTTCATGCGTATAAAACTTATTAATTTCTATCGCCGTTTTAACTTTTGCGGCTTTTAACTTTGCGGCTTTCTCGGCCTTAATTATTGCCTCTTTTTTAGCTAAATATTCCGAATAGTCGGAACCGCTAAAAATTAAATATATTTCTTCAATTGCCAAAATAGTGAAAATATCATTTCGGCGATCGGACCAATTTAGCCACTCATTAAACTCTTTATATAAGCTATGTGCTGGCAATATATAAAGCTCCTTTTTATTTGCGCGCTGCAATTTTTGCGCGTAAAATTCTAATTTAGCTAAAACCGTTTCGGGGTCCGTATCGCTTGTGTAAAATCTTTTAAGGTGCCTAGAGGCTGCCTGTAGTTCGCTTATATGTTTTCTAGTTGTTACCGAATATCCCGCATTATTAATAATTAAGGCGCTTTCGCCGTTCGCATTCTCTGTGAACTCGCCTAATAAATAATGTTTCCCATAGGAATAGATTTTTGTAGGTTCGTCAAAAAAAACGTTTCTTGAGGCGTTACAAGCTTCGTTTTGCTGTTGGTTTGCAAATAAATGCATAACGTCTGATGACTTGGAAAATACTTTTTTCATGGTCTTGCTTTTTTAATTGATTAATTGTTGGTGCAAATATCGAAATAACATTTTGATAACGTATTACGTTTTTATTACTTTAACATTTATTTAACATTTACTTTAATTTAAAAATTGCAAACTTTGCAGGATCTAAAATATATACCTTATAAGAATAAATCAAAATATAATTTTATCGGCGTCTACCTTAATAGGACCAATAGGACCAATAGGACCAATAGGACCAATAGGACCAATAGGACCAATAGGACCAATAGGACCAATAGGACCAATAGGACCAATAGGACCAATAGGACCAATAGGACCAATAGGACCAATAGGACCA